GCTGGCGGCCTGTGCGGGGCCGGTGTTCTGGAACGCGGTGAGGAAATCGGAGACCTTCTGTTTCGCGGTGTCGAACGTGCTGGCGGCGGTATCCCGGATGGTGAGCAGGAAGTCCACGACGGGGCTGTCCTCCTCTACGTTGAACGCGTCGCGCAGTTCCGCGCTGAAGTCGCCGTCGCGCACGAGTTTGATGACGCCTTGCAGGCCGGTGGTCGCCTTGCCGCTGAACGCGCTGATTTTGTCGGCGGCGACGCTCATGGCGGAGGTGACCGTCGGTTTGAACAGGTTGAACGCATCGGTCAGGCCGCCGACCACGGCGGCCTCGAGGTTGCCCATGGCTCCCTCCATGGTGGAGGTGCTGGTCGCGGCCTCTTTGGCGACGTCGCTCATGCCGAGGTCCATGATCGCGGCGGAGAACTCGTCCGCCGTGATCTCGCCCTTCTCCATGGCGTCCCTGAAATTGCCGGTGTACGCGCCGGCCTTGAGCATGGATTCCTGGAGCCGGCCGGCCGCGCCGGGGATGGCGTCGGTCAGCTGGTTCCAGTTCTCCGTCGTGAGCTTGCCGGCTCCGGCGGTCTGGGTCATGACCATGGCCACGCTTTTGAACGTGTCGGCGTTGCCGCCTGCCACGGCGTTCAGGTTGCCTGCCGCCTCGGTCAGGCCCACGTAGTCCTTGACGCCGTTGGCGGCGAGCTGGGCGGTGGTGTTCTGCACGGTCGTGAGGTCGTAGACCGTGCGGTCCGCGTAATCTCGGGTGGCCTTGGTGGCCTGGTCTATGGCGGTGGTGTCCAGTCCGGCGAAGCCCATGGTCTGCTTGAACTTGTCGGTGCTGTCGCTCATGTCCACGACGGCGGCGCTGAAGCCCTTGAGCTTGTCCCACAGGGCGGTCACGCCCTTGACGGCCATGCCGCCCATGAAGCTGCCGAAGGCGGCGGCTTTGCCGGTGACCTTGCTGAACGCCTTCACGGCGTCGTCGCTGTTGCCGGTGATTCTCACCGACATGATCGCGCTACGCGCCATGTTCCGCCTCCTCCATGCGTTCCATCTCCTGTTCGAGCAGTCCTATCGCGGTGCCCCAGTCCAGTTCGCTGGCCTCGTTGCGCCATGCCCACGGCGTGCCGCCGAAGTGGTGGGCGAGGATGACGCTGAGCTTGCCGAGCGAGTCGTCGGGCCACTCGCCTATTCGGTAGGGTTTTCCGGGGTCTCCACGTCGATGTCGTCCACGTCGTCGAGCCACTGGTCGTATGGTTTGGACGTGTTGCCGGCGAACCTCATCGCGAGGTACGCCATGTAGTAGGACTGGCGGATTCGGCTGCCGTCGCCGGCGGCCCACCCCTCCTTCTGCGCGTGTTCCTCGCATGAGGTGATGACGCGCGGGGTGAGCGGGGCCTCGCTGGTGTGGCCGTCGGTGTAGGTGACTTTCGCGATGTTGCGCATGGGTTATGCTCCCTTGATCTGTTCCAATGTCTTGTCGACGTACTGCTTGTAGAGGCGCGTCCACTGTGGTTCGGTGGAGGCGACGCCACTGTTGACGAACTGGCGTCCGACGATGCGGCGTCGGGGCCAGCCGTAGTTGATGACTCCTGCGTAGGGCACCGATTTGCGGCCGGCGCGGATGATGCCGGCCTTCTGGGTCGCGCCGATTCGCACGCTGCCGGCCAGTCGGCCGGTCCTGCCGCGCGGGGCGAGTGCCTTGACCGCCGGCAGTGCGACGCCCGCCGCCTGCCGGTTGACCTCCTTGAGCTGTTTGAGGTCGGCGCCGGCCTTGCGCATCGTGGCCACGAACCGTTTCTGGCCGACCACGTACAACGCCTTGTCGGCCATCACGCGCTGGCCGTGGCCGTGTAGGCGCTGGCCTTCACGTTGGTGGCCGAGAACTCGAAGTCCTTCTTGTTGCGGGTCTTCACGTCGCCGCCGAACGCGATGGGCGCGATGGTCACGGTCATGTCCAGTTGGAGGGAGCCCTTGTTGTTCGGTATGAACTTGGCGGTCTTCCGCTCTCCGGCGTGGTTCAGACACCACACCTGCGCGCCCTCCATGCTGTAGTCCTCGCCGATGCTGCCCGACAGCTTCCAGGTGGAGGTGAGCTCCCCGCCTTCCTCGTGCCCATCAAGGTAGGTGTCGGGGTCCTCGCTGGAATTGTCGGGGGCGAGCTCCACGCTCGTGCAGTCCACGTCGAGCCTGCGCTGGTCGTCGGCGGCACCGATGACCAGGCTTCCCGGTCCCAGGGTGCGAATCTTGTCTGCCATGGTTGTTTCCTTTCGTGTTAGATGGCGTTCAAAGTGACTTCGTATGCGGCGAGCGTGCCCGCGTCGGCGAGGTTGAAGCCTGAGGCGGTGGCGCTGCGCAGGGGCAGGTTCTCCTGGTGCATGAGTTCGAGCACCTGCATGATGAGGGGGATGGCCTTCTGCTGGGTGGTGGGGGTGCCGGCCGTGACCATGAGCTTGATGGTGATTTCCGGCGGGTAGGGGTGCCATCCCTCCCATGTGAAATCAGGTGGTTCTATCCAGATGCTGGCCTTGCCCGGTGAGGGTTTGACCAGCGTGGGATCGTCGGTCACCTGTGTGACGATGCCGCCGAGCCCCGTGAGCTTTTCGGTCAGTTCGGCGACCGTGTTGTCGTAGTCGCTCATGACACCCCCATGCCGGCGGGTATGCCGGCGGCGCGCAGTTTCGGCCATGCGCTGCGCATCGGGTCGGTGCTGATTCTGAACGGTTCCACGCCGTCCACGGTCAGGCCGACGATGCCGTTGCGCGCGTCCTTCGCCTGCCATAGATCGAGGGAGATGCCAAGCACCACGTCATCGAGCAGTGGTTGGGCCAGTGTGTAGCCGGCGATGTGTGGGGCGAGGTATGCGCGCGCGGTCTTCAGCATGTCCGATAGCGTGGGCCTGTCGTCATCGTCCATGGTCCCGGCGAGATAGGCCAGTCTGCTGGTGAGCGGGTCCTGTTCGGTGTCGCTCATGGTCAGGCGGCGGCGAACTTGACGGGCAGGATGCCCTGCTTGAACGTGGTGCCGAACGCGGCGTAGCCGTAGACGCTGAACTGGCGGGTCAGGTTGATGATGTTGTCGGCCTGGAGCTGGAACGGGGAGCCGTTGGACTCCCACATGGTCACGGCGCTCTTGTCCATGAACACCACGGTGCCGTTCGGCGCGCCATCGAGCATACGCACGTCCTGGCGGAGCAGTCGGCCGCTGATTGATGCCGGGTCGAGCGAGCCGAGCGTGTCCGAGCCTTGGCCGGAGACGTCCAGGAAACGGTTGCCCTCGTCGGTCAGGTGCGCGATGGCCTTGAACACGTCCGGGCTCACGCCGATGTAGTCCAGGGTTGCGTTCACGTCGTCGAACTTGGCCGATGCGTCGATGATGAGATCGATCCAGTCGTTGGGCTTCAGAGCATCGGCGGTCTTTCCCACGGCCAGTTTGTCCGTGTCGCCAATGGCTTCGATGGAACCGTAGAGCGCGGTTCGGGCCGCGTTCTCGGTGGCGCGGGCGTAGGCCGCGGTCAGGCAACGCATCTCGAAGCTCACGTCCCCCACGGGCATGCGTTCGATGCGCTGGCGGCTCAGGTCGCCGTAGCCGCCGTATGTGTCGATGACGGCGGATTCGTCGCCGAACGTGACCTTGCCGAAGGGCAGCGGGTCGCCTTCCTTCGCCTGCTTGGCGACGGTGTGCGTGTCGGATTTGAGCACGAGATAGCTCATGCTCATTCCCTCCGCCGGCAGGGGCTGATGGGTGAGCAGCGTGGCGATCTTGCGTTTCTGCTCCAGAATGCGGATGCGGTCGGCGATCCAGGTGGGTTGCGGGTCGGCGTCCGCCACTACGGAACCGGTGTAGTCACGGGACAACAGCGCATTGTAGGCTTCCCGAGCCGCTTCGGCCTTGCCGGTGTCGTCGGACACCAGCGCCTTGAGCAGTTCGCCCTGGCTGTGGTATTCGCCCAGCGGCGACGTGCCGCGCTGCTGATTGAGACGGCTGGTCAGCGTGGTCTCGATGCCGCGCAGAATCTCGGCCTGTTCGTCCTGGCGGTTGGTGAGCTTGGCCAGGGCTTCGGTCCATTTCTCGGCCTGTTCGGTCATTGGGGTTTCCTCCTGATTGTTGTTGCGATGGTTGGTGAGTTTCGCGTTTTCATAGGCCGGCCAGCTCACGAGGCTGGTCTCCAAGAGCCGGACCTTCCTGCGATGGGTCACGCCGTCCTTGTCCTTCCGGTCCTCGATGGGAACGAAGCCCACACTGAGCGAATCCAGGGCCCCCTCGTCCAGCAGGGCCACGGCGTCGCGCCCCTGCTGGGTGTCCGCGATGCGCGCGGTGATGTGCAGGCCGTCCTCGCGGTTCTCGCCGGATGTGATGGAGCCGATAAGGGTGTCGTGCTGGTAGTAGAGCTTCGCGGAGTCGAGCCCCTCGAAGACGGTGTCGGGGTCGAAGGTCTCGCGTTCGCCCCACACGTCGATGACGTCGCCGAACGGCACGGCCACGCCCTCGATGGTGCGCCCGTCACCGTCGTCCTCGGAGCGGGCGAGCATTCGCCCCTTGAATCCGATTTCATGCTTCATCGGTGTTTGTTCCTTCCTGTGAGCCTCCGAGCGGGGGCATGTTCTCCCTTGAGCGGGCTTCGTCCACGGTCATCACGCCGGCCTCGATAGCGATCTTGTAGGTCTCCATGCGGGTTTTCGTGTCCGAACGGCGGAACGAGTCCCAGCCGAAATCGATGGTCTGGCCGCGTGGTATCACCATGCTCAGCGCGTCCTTCATCGGCTGCACGTAGGCGTTGAGGGTGAAGTCAGCGAACTGGCTCCATTCCTGTTCCACGTTGCTGTAGGTCAGGCTCGAACCGGATTCGGCGAGCATGAGCTTGGGCGGGATGCCGAACAGTCGGGAAAGCAGGGTGGTGTCGAATTTCTGGGTTTCCAGATACTGCATGTCGGACGGGCTGAGCAGCAACGGCGTGTAGGTCATGCCCCCGCCGATGACCTTGACGCCCTTCATGTTCTTCTCGAACCGTTGCTTGGTGTTGGTGGCGATTTCGTCGTTGATCATCTTGTCCGTGGAGAGGATGCCGGAAGGCTGGGCTGGCTCGTCGAACCACATCGCCTTCGCGTCCCTCGCGTCCATGGCACCGTTGATTTCCGCGCGGCCGGCCTCCACGGGTCCCAGTCCATGCAGTCTGCCGGGAATGCTCACGAACGGCAGGTGAAGGATATCTTCATCGCGGTAGACGTTGCCCATGTACCCGTATTGCTTCCACGGGTTCGCGGGGTCGCCGCTCAGGTCCGTGATGCTCACCAACGAGGCGGGCAGCACGCGCAGACCTTTCACGGTGCCGTCCAGGCCTCTCAATTTCAGCCAGAACGCCTCGCCCCGCACCACCATGTCGCCCACGGTCAGACGGACGAACTCGCTGCGATGACGGTTGGGGTCGGGGCGGGAGATTATCGGCAGTTGGGGTACGATCTCCACGCCATCGCGCAACTGACGAAGGGGCAGCCCCGCGATGCTGGTCTCCAGAATCTGGACGGCGCGAAACACGGTGCTGTAGTGCAGCACGTCGCGGTCGGCCGGGGTACGGGCCGGCGGGGTCGTCAGCGGGCCTTCCGGTCCGGTGGCCGCGCGGTAGGCCGGCGCCATCCGGTTGAGCAGGCGTTCCACGAGATTCATGGCCCCAACCATGCACCGGCGCGGCTGGTTCTGTCCATGACGATGCGGCATCCAGCGGCATTGGGCGGCATCCAGCGGCATGTCGTCAGAAGACCTGGATATCGTCGGCCTCCCATTCGGGCAGGTGCATGTATCCCCAGTAGGCCATCGTCATGGCCTCCAACGCGCTCACGTCGCCGGCCGAACGGTTCCACAGCCATGCGTCGCCGCTCTTGCGTTTCGTGGCCCTGCACACCTGCTCGTCGGCCAGCCTGTCCGAGGCGTGCGTGAGATTATGTTGCTCCAACGCGCTTACGAACGATTGCGGGGCCGTCACCGCATCTGCCGCCCTCATGTCCGACAGCCGGTAGACGCGCTCGAACGTGTGCGGGTCATGGGCATTGGCGAGCACATCGGCCAAGGCGGCGGAGGGGCCGCGCGGGTCGATGCATACCGGTGCCCTGTAGTCGTTTTGGAGGGCCAGCAGTCTCGCGGGCGATTCGCCGGTGCCCGGCAGGTCGTCAACGATCTGCACGAGCGGCGGCCGTCCCCCGCCAACGCCGATGCAGGCGGCTATCACCGTGTGGGTCGCGTCCAGGGGCACGCCCACGCCGAAGCACACGCGCATCCCATGCTCCGGCGTGACCGGCTCGTCCATGGTGTCGGCCCACAGCAGGGAGTCGATGGCCCTGTCTGTGCTGCCGGCGTCGCGGATGTTGCCGAACGCCCTCGCCCAACCCTCCGCGTCGTCGTCGAACTGACGGCGGAACCCGGCCAATTGGTCGAAATCGAACAAATAACCGGCCCCCGGGTGATATCGCCATATGGTTTCGAGATCCTCCGGGTCGGCATCGAACGGTATGCCGAAATCAAAGAACGCGGTACGGTCGGGGATATCGCCGGCCCTCAGCCTGTCCAGGCGGTCGTTGAAATACTCGCTGCTGGCGTTGCCCTCCGTGCTCGTCCACCATATCTGCGGTCTCACGCCGGTGAGCTTCAGGCGCGTGGTGGTCGTGGGGATGAAACCGTCCTTGAGGTTCTTCGCCTGTTGTTTTGACAGGCTCCATACCTCGTCCACGTTGATCAGGTCGCCCTGCACGCCGTGGCCGGCCGCCTCGGTCGCGCCGCCCGGCCTCAGCTGGCTGCCGTTCTTGAACTCCAAGGCCATGCTGCCGTTGCTCAGGCGGGGTGGTTTGGCGAGTTTCCGCAGTCTCGATTTGCGCCATGATTTGACGAAATCACGAAACTGGTCGTTGGCGTCCTTGCCGGTCTGGGCGAGATACCAGGTCTTGCGGTCCGGCCCCCACAACGAGTTGCGCACGTCGTAGCTTTTGGTGATGGTAGTCTTGCCCGCCTGTCGTTGGACGGTGAGCACGAGTTCGTCGTACCAGTAGGTGCCGGTGGACGGGTCGATCTCGCTGATGACATCGATGACCTGGCGTTGCCACGGGATGAGTGGCTTACCCAGCAGTTCGCTGAACCTGGCCACGAGAGCGCCGTCGGTGGCGCGTTCCTGGTTACGCGCGGTCGCGTGACGCGGTTGCAAGGATGGCGGCTGGTCGTGGTTCATCGCGCCGCCTTGCCCAGCAGTTCGGTGATTTCGGGGTCTTCGTCCATCGTGTCGTACATGCCCTCGAGCTGTTGGATATAGCCCAGAAGACTGGTCATGTTGCGGCTTATCTCGCGGCCGCGCGCGTTCTGCACGTCGATGTTGCGGGCGATGCTCAGCATCGATGAATAGATGAAGTCGGCCATCGGGTTCTCGGCCTTGCCGTCCCGGTACTCCTTGATGAACTCCCGTGTCGCCTTTTCCTGCGGTCCTTCGATCAGTCCCGCGTTCTCCAAGCCCTCGAAACCTGCCATGAGAAATTGCTCCAATCACAGTAATGGTGTATATTCCCTGTTTGAAGCATTTTCATAGCCTGATTTTGGGGTGCCGTCCCTATTTTCGGGCTTTTTTTATTGTTTTGTGGGGAACCAAAAACGGTGGGCGCGGGGTGTTCCTTCGCTTCGCTTCTCAAAAAAACGACGGTCACCATGCCGGCCGCGCCGGTTGCGAGCCGATCAGGCCGGCATCGGGTCCGTTGGCGAGCCCGAGGGCCGCGAGCCTTGACCTGCGAGCCTTGAGCCTCGCATCGATGCCGGTCTGAGTGATGCCCTGCCGGTACCACTGGAGCACGCCGGCCTGCAACCGTTTACCAACGTCCATGCCTCGCGCCCTGAGCCTGTCCATCACCTCCTGCTTGCCGGGGTCGCAGACCGTGATGTCATAGTCCAGGGCTATCCACTCGTCCAGCAGCCGAGGGCTTCGTGGCGTGAAGGGCAGGGTCTTCACCAGCCACAGCTCCACCGGTTCCGTGACGCGCACCATGTGCCGGTAGGCCCCGTACCATGCCCCCGATGCCATACGCCTCACCCATTCCACGGTGACGTGCTCGGCGTCCGAGCCCGGCATCATGGCCTTGGCCAGTGCGTCGAAGTCCAGCACCACGGCCCCCGGTTGCCGGTGCATGTCAACGTACGTTGACTTACCGCCAGCCGGAGGGCCGATGACCGCGTGGATAAGCGCGCCATACCCGTTAAGCGTCCGGTCGCCCCGAAGCGAGTTGCAGTGCTTGCACGCGCGGCGAAGGTTCGCCGGTACGGTGGGCCCGCCCGCGATATGCGGCACGATGTGGTCCGTGGTGTCGCTGTGGTTCGTGCAGCCGGGCATCCCCAGCCAGCAGTCGTTGCCCCACCGCTCGATGACCTCGGCCGAGACGGCTGGCGGCACACGTTGCCTATCCCTTCTGCCCGGCATGGCGCCACCTTTCCACCTCGGCGCTCTCGTACCGGACCAGCCTCGTGCCCGGCCAGCGCGTCCAACGCGGCCCCTTGCCCACTTCCTGCCGCCACTTGCGCACCGTATCCGGCTTCACGTTCAACAGTTCGGCCACCTCGGCCGTCGTCAAATACCCCATCATCCCTCCTAGAGCAAACTCATGCGAGACTGCATCTGCACGGTCGGCTGAGCCGCCTCGGCCCTGCGCCTGAATACGCTTATCTGCCCCTGCGCCCACAGGTCGAACTGGCGTGCGTCCAACGTCCACGCGCCGCCCAGACGACGCACTCCCATGGCCGGCCAGTCGCCGCCCAATGCGGCCAGTTCTATGTCGTTGCGCAGGTGCAGGACCTTCAACACGCGCATCGAATCGGGCAACCCCGTATGCTGTTCGTCGGCAAGGGCGTTGATGGACAGCCTGAAGCCCTCCAGCAGTTCGGCCGCGTCATGCGGAGCAGACCAAGGGCTCAACGCCTCGGCAAGGCTCGGATTCGTTCGCGCCATCAGTCCACCACCCAAGCCCACGAGCCGGTCCACCGGGCCAACGCCTGCATGGCCTCGCGCGCATCCCAGCAGCGCATGCCGTAACGGCGCACCTTGGAGGCCGGGCATTCGGCCAACATCATCATCCTGTACGCCTGGTTATCATCGATGCGGCCGTTGCGTCTGGTCAGTCCGGCCCAGCGCGCGATCTGCTCGATGGTCACCAGAAAGCTCTCGGTGGTCTTCCTCGCCCGGACGAACTCGTTCAGCTTCGGAAGCAACCGGATGGCCGCGTCCTTCAGATTCATCTCGAACGTTGCTCTGCTCATAATCCGTACCCCTTACGTTGGTTTCTCATGTCCCTTTTGGGAGGGAGTGCTGGAGAGGTCAAGACCCGAAGATTCTCGGCCGAGACGCGCAACGCGAAATCTCGGCCGAAAATCCTCAAGTGGGTCTCGCTTTCGGTCGGTCGGCCGTCGATTGCAAGAGCAGGCCGAAGCCTGCCGGGAATGGTCCCCAAATCCAGCCCCACACAATCGCGTGGTAGTGCTGCCCGATTCCGCCTTTACCAGCGGCTGGATAGGGTCGGTGGCAACCTCTTAGTCTCGCAAGTACCGCAGTTGCAATGCGGCCGGCTTCCCGCCACCACAGCGGGCATAGGTAGGGCTAGGCGTAGCCATACGCGCCATCACAGCCATTACATTCTCAAGTGACCCGAATAGCGTCGGGCACGCGGAAATACGAGAAAATACACGCGAATACATCGCCGAATATCAAATAAACGGCTACTCGGGGCCGTCCGGCAGGATATCCAGACACGAGATCAGCGCCCGCGTCTCCTCGCGCGTGAACGCATACAGTTTCGCCATGCAGTCGCCGCGCTCCGTGTACGGCGTGACCACCAGCATCACGCCATCACGGGTGCGCACCGACTGGAACCGGTAACCCATCGACTTCGGAGCACCCCTACTCATGGCCATATCTCCCGCCGATACGCTCGGGAACATCCGCCAGCACCATGCCCGCACACAGGCAGGTGACGCCGACCAATGCCCACAGACCCATGACGGCCAGAATCAAACCCACGAACACCGCACAGAACGTGAGAACGCATTTATACAACCCGTGCATGCTTCGCCTCCCTGATAACCCTGGCGAACTCACGATTGATACGAACCATGTCACCCATCGACAGGCCATCAACCGCGAAATAATCACCATCCACGCGGAACCGGATACCGAACTCATACGGGCTCCCCGCATCGCCGGTCAGCTTGAACTCCGCACTGAAACGGTTGCTGCTGGACTCAGGGTCAAACACCGACATTGTCCACCTCCTGTAGAGCCTCATTGATCCGGTCGCGCCACTGACTCAAGTCATCGGCGCTGATGATTACGTTCAAATGAGCGCGCGGCCCATAGAGATCCAACAGGCGAACACAGAAATACTCGGCAGATTCGCGAGTGACCTGAATGTGACTAACCACGGCAAACCTCCATCGGTCGAATGGTTGAAAAGGGTTCCTTCCCCCGGCTGCGTAAGCTGGGAATCGCACAAAAACCAACCGTCGCAGATGACGGAGGAAGGAAGAATCGTGAACTGGGGCCAAATCATTGCCGGTATTGACGCCGATAACATCCTTTCAGCACTGGCGCTTCTCGTTTCGGTAGTCGTCGGCTTCGTCGCGTATTTCCAGACGCACAATGCGAACGAGGCGGCGAAGGATGCCAACAATCATGCGGAAGAAGCAAACCGCATCGCCGCCGAATCCCGTGACGCCGCCACGAGAGCCAACGAGCTTGCAGGAAATGCGAACCAGATAAGTGAAAACGCGAACCTGATCAGCCAACGAGCGTTGAGTGCCAGCCGCGACCAGACTGTCTACGAATGGACGGCCGAGTACGATGCCCACATGCCCGCTCTTACGATCCGCAATCAGTGCGGCCTCACGGCAAACGACGTTCATGTACTCGTCAGACTCAAGGATCAGGTCATAGCCGAAGGGCACGCCGACAGTCTGCCGCCTATAGGCCAGATCATCCTCGACGGCACGCTCATACGACAAGAGATCGTCGAAGAAGGCGAGGCTGGCAGAAGAGCCAATCTTGTCGACATCCCCGGCGCTGATCTCCGTATCGGCATCGTCTGGACCAGCGAGCTCGGGGTAAGACGAAGCCTGGAAAGCCAACAACGATTCAGCGATTACAAGGAACAACGGGACCTGTGAGACCATCAGAACCTCATCATGCGATCCTCGCGCATGATGCGCGATTGATAGGCCAGCTGGGACTCGAACTCAGCCCGCACCGTGTCCATCTCCTCCAACGACATCGGGAAGCCGAATACCATGACGGCCTTGCCGGTACGGGACTTCTTCACCTTGTAGCCCTCGCGCGCGGACACCTGCACGGGCACTTTCTCACTGCTCAAGACACAACCTCCAAAGGTTTCGTGTAATCGGAACGGCCAGTCAGGTAGTCGAGACTCACATCGAAGAAATCAGCAATACGAACAAGGTCACGCGAAGTGTAATTAGCGCGGCCATGGAGCTTTGCGTTAAGAAGCTGAAACGACAGTCCGATTTCTGAGGCAAGGGAACGCTGGGTAATGTGCTGTTGCCTCAT